GTAAGATCTCAGTACTCAAGTGAGATGGGTAACGCATTAGCTTATACATTTGACCAGAATGTAGCGGCTATGGTTGCACAAGCAGCACGTACTGCAACTAACTTCAACACTGATCTTCCTGGAGGTACACGTATCAAGATTGTTGCTACAAATAAGGCAGCAATTACTGGTACTCAGTTAGCTACTGCAATGTTCTCCGCTGCGCAGCAGATGGATGAGAACAATCTTCCTGAGAATGATCGCTATTGCGTCATGGCTCCAGCCGAATATTACAAATTGGCTCAGGAAACTGACGTTATTAACCGTGACTGGGGCGGCCAAGGTGCTTATGCAGACGGCACAGTATTGAAAGTAGCTGGACTACATATCATTAAGTCCAACCACCTTCCAACTACAAACCGTTCTGCTACCACTGGTGAGAACAACACCTATCACGCAGACTTTACTGACAGTGTTTCACTTGTGTTCAACAAGCAAGCTGTTGGTACTGTGAAGTTAATGGATCTCAAGATGGAACAAACTGGATCTGATGTTCATGCTTTATGGCAGGGCACATTCATGGTTGGTTCTATGGCTCATGGTAGTGGCGTTCTTCGTCCTGACTGTGCAGTTGAAATTTATACAGCTACTACATAGCTGATCTTTATGGGGGGCTTGTCCCCCCTTCTTCTTATTATGGCTTTACTCAGAACATCCGAATTAGAGGCAGTCAACAGAGTTCTTCAAATGTTAGGAGAAGCTCCAGTTGCCAGTATTACAAATCAATTTGGTTTAGCAAAACAAGCTGGTGATTCTATTAAAGATGTCAGCCGTAGAGTTCAAGCCGAGGGTTGGTCATTTAATACAGATTACAATGCACTTTTAAAACGTAATTCAGTTGATGAGATTGTTGTAGGTAACAATGTTAGCCGTGTTGTAATTGATCCTCTCACTCATCCTGACTATGAAATCACTCAAAGAAATAGCAAATTATATGATCGGTTAAATCAGACATATACTTTCACAGAAGACTTGAGAGGAGATATTACTTACATGTTTGATTGGGATGATCTTCCAGAACATGCTCGTCAATACATAATGACTAGAGCAGGAAGACAATTACAAGAAGCAATTATTGGTAGTGCTGATCTAACTAAATTAAATATGGCTGCTGAATCTGAAGCAAGAACACAATTTATAGAGGAAGAAACAACCAAAGCTGATCATAATATGATTAGGGGTAATCCTAATAGAGTTGGTCCTTTAAGCACCTATGCCCCTCACCGTGCTGTTATTAGGTAACTATGCCATTAATTAGTAGCACTATCCCTAATTTAATTAATGGGGTTAGTCAACAACCACCAGCGTTAAGACTTGCTTCTCAATCAGAAGCAGTTATTAACTGTATGCCTAGCCCTGTTGAAGGTTTAAAGAAGCGTCCGCCTTTAACTCATATTGCTAAATTATTCTCAGGGACTGCTGGATCAGGAAGACCATTTACTCAAATCGTTGATAGAGACGGAACAATTCAATATCTTGTTTTCATTCAAGACGGAGATTTAAAAGTATTTGGATTAGATGGTTCTAGTAAAAGTGTTAGTTTCCCTAATGGAAAAGCTTACTTAGATGTTACAAATACAGCAGATCCTTCAGATAAATTTAGAGCTGCATCTGTTGCAGACTATACCTTTATAGCAAATAGAGAGAAGACAGTAACTACACATTATTCTGCAACCTATAGTCAAAGTGGGACAACAGTTACAGTTACATCAACTGCTCATGGCCTAACTACTTCGGATCGAATTTCAATAGATTGCACATCTGGAACAGGAGTTGATGGAAAATATGATGTAGCTTCAGTTATTGACTCAGATAGTTTCACCTATACAGTCGCAGCATCTGCAACTACAAGTGGAGATTGTGCCTATAACGTCATGTCTCCGACCTTTGGCACTAAGTCAATGGTATTTATTAAAGCGGCAGATCACGTCACAACTTATAAAGTCAAGATTAGAAGTGCTGATGGAAATACAACTTTAGCGGATGTTAGTTACACAAGTCCTGCTGTTGGTTCTGGTACTCCTGATACCTTGACGATTGCTACTGACTTAAAGAATTCATTGGTAACAGCATTGGGAAGTGGTTGGACTTTAAATGTTGTTGACTATATTATTCAAATCACGAAAGATGATGGGGCTGATTATCTATTAGAAAGTAGTGATACTAAAACTGGAACTTATACAAAGGCAATCAAAGGAACTATAGATACAATTACTGATCTTCCTACTCTTGGGGAACATGGCTTCGTTGTTAAGATTCAAGGTACAAAGACAACACAGTTAGACGACTACTATGTGCAGTTTGAAACTTCTGCGGGTAGTGGAACAGGAGCAGGTATTTGGCGAGAAACAGTTGGACCTGATATTGCTCATGGATTTAATAAGACAACAATGCCTCATGTTTTAGTAAGGAATGCAGATGATACCTTTGTCTTTAAAGAATTTGACTGGGCGGCGAGGGTAGCAGGAGATGAGATCACTGCGCCTAATCCAAGTTTTGTTGATAGTAAAATTCAGAACATCAACCTATTTCGAAACAGACTTGTCTTCCTTGCAGATGAAAATGTAATCCTTTCTGCTACAGATAACTATGACCGATTCTGGCCAGAGACTGTCCAAACTATTGTCGATAGTGATCCTATTGATTTGGTTACTGGTGGTACTGAGATCAATTTCTTAAACTCTAGTCTTTCCTTTGCAAACACACTTCTCCTCTTTAGTCGTCATGGACAATTTAGATTAGATGCTGGCAGTACAACAGTAGGAACAAGCTTAACTCCTAAGACAGCAAATGTAACTGCAATTACTAGCTTTGAGATGGAGCCAAGTGTCGATCCTATAGCTGTAGGTCGAACCGTTTATTTTGGTATTCCAAAAGGTGAATATAGTGGATTGAGAGATTTCTTCCTGCCTGATTCAACAGGTGGTGTTCCATTATCTGAGGAAGTAAGTTCATCTATTCCGAGATATATTCCAAGTAATTTAACTAACTTAGTTGCATCAGTTTCAGAAGAAACAATAGTAGCAATTACAAAAGATCAACCTAAGCGCATTTATCTTTACAAGTTCTTCTTTGAAGATGATAGCAAGTTGCAATCTGCTTGGTGTCACTGGGAAGTCAAAGGAAGTAAATCTATATTAGGAGCATCTATTTTAGATAGTGATGTTTATTTAACGATTGAATATAGCGACGGTGTTTATCTGGAAAAAGTTGCATTAAGACCAGAGACTGTTGATGAAGGTAGTTCTATTGAATTACTTCTAGATAGAAAAGTTACAGAAGCAAATTGTCATGTAACAGTGATCAATCAGGGTGGAGCTGGTGTTCAATCAATTATTAGTCTTCCATATCCAACTCCATCTACCGGTGTGATGGCTGTTGTTGGAAGAGATGTTTCTGGCAATACTATGACTCATGGCCAGGTTTTAGTTCCAAGCAGTGAGACAACCACAGGTTCGACTCAAGCTGGTTTTACAGGTAATGCAACATTGACAGTGTTAGGTGATTTGAGTACAGCTAAATTCTTTGCTGGTGAGTTATATGACATGAGATATGAATTCAGTACACCATATTTAAAAGAGCAACCTTCCGCTGGAGGCATGGCTGTTGTCTCTGGACCTAAGTTACAGATCAGAACATGGGCCGTTGTCTTTGATGAAACATCTCACTTCATTTTAAGAGTGACTCCTGCGGGTAGAACTACAGTCGAATATCCGTACAATGGGTTAACTGTTGGTACTAGCCCTCCTCTTCTTGGATCTCCAGGTATCGGAACCGGACATTTTCGAGTTCCTGTCTTAGCTAGTAGTCTCGATACAAAAGTCGAGATTTTAAGCAGCAGTCCTTTACCTTGTAGAATCCAATCAGCAGAATGGGAAGGCTTCCTACACTCCAGAGCAAAGAGACTCTGACTAATTCAGCTTATACTCGACCTTCTATTCTAGAAGATGTTATTGCTCTTTCTGAGAATATGAGGCAAGAAGATATAGATGAATTGAAGGCGACTGGAGACACTCCCAAGGGGTGTCTTCTTTATTGCTATTTAGCTAGTAAACCTGCTGTCACAATGATTAGTCGTCATGGTTATGTAATGGGGATGTATGGCGTGATTCCAGAAGGTCTTAAAAGTGGAAGGATATGGATGTTAGGTCACAAGAAAATGGTTGATGATTTAAGAGATAAGATTTGGTTTTTACGGGAGTCACAGGTTAGATTGAAGAAGTTGCATGAGACATATCCTTTAATGTTCAATATAGTAGATGCAAGGAATACAACTCATGTGGAATGGTTGAAATGGATGAAGTTCAGTTTCATTCAGAAGCATCTTCTTGATGCAAATCATTTGTTTTATGAGTTTGTGAGGATCTAACTTATGTGTGGTGTTGCTGCTGCTATTGGTATTGGTAGTGCGATCTTAGGGATCGGACAGCAGTATATGGCGTATCAGCAAGCCAAGGCTGATACTGAATTTTATAATCGTCAAAGGAATCTTGAATATCAGGGTGCAACATTACAAGCACAAGCAAATAGAAATACTGAAGCTATTAGAGAACAAATGAATGATAATTTCCAGGCACAGACAAAGGCTTTAGCTGATATTGCATTTCACAATAAATCCACAGGTATTACTGTTGAGCAACAACAAATACAGGTAAAAGCTTCTCAAGAAAAGAAAGAGAGAGAATTAGAAGCATGGGAAGCTAGAGGTGCTTATACAGCTCAAGCACGAATAGGTCATACTGTTGATTCGTTACTGCGAGATATTAAGGCACAAAAAGGAGCGGCTGATTTCTTGACGAGCCAGAATAGTGCCTTTGCCTTTAGTAAGACTCAACAAGATAGACGAGTTGCTCAGGCAACAAGGGGATCAAGGATTGCTAGTGCCCGTGATTATATTAAGACGACTTATCTGGATCCTGTTAAACCGTTGGAGAAACAAGCTCCTGGCTTCGGTGCTTATGCGTTAGGTATGGCAAGCAGTGCGTTGGGCGGTTTCAGTAGTGCTCATAGCATTGCTAGTAGTAGGTCTGCGAAAGGCCTCGAACCTTGGGGATGGGGAGTTAAATCTTAACTAACTATGGCAAAGTATTCACTTGGTAAAAATGTCGGTACAACTGACAGAACAACACAGCAGAGAGTTGCGCCTAGAGCAGGTGAAGATAAAGCTCTAGCGTTTAGAGGAACTCCAGGAGAAGTTAAGAAGATTAGAAAGCCTGAAGTTGTTATTCAGAGATGGCAAGGTGATACTTATGTAAGTAATCCAGCTCCAACATTAGCACCGAAGTTAGATCTACCTGAATTAAGAAATGTAATAGCAGAACCTAATAGAGATTTTGCAAGACTTGCAGATGCTTTAGGTACATTTAATAAACAACTTGTTAATTTTGGAACTGTTCAAACAGAGTATGAAGGACAAATGCAGAAGGCCGCCAGAGATGAGGCGGATGCAATTATTAAACAAACATCTGTAGATGGAACTGCTAATCAGAAATTAGGAAATTTAACTGCGGAATTAGAGAGAGTTATTAAGGATAAGAATTCAAGTGAAGATGATAAAGATTATGCACGTAGAACTTTAGATAGGATTAAAGCTGATAGTCGATTAAAGCCAGCAATAGAATCAGCATATAGAGAAGAAGCAGTTCTTAATAAGGCCTACTCACTTGACTCCGCAGCAAAGACTGAATCAATAACACGAACAGAAGTTGTTGATGGTGAAGAAGTTGAAGTTCAAGTTCCTATTCATACTCTTTCTCCTAATGATCCTGATTATTTAAAGTGGGCTAATAATTATCTTTTTGGTTCTGAAACTAAAAGATTAACTTCTTTTGAATATAGAAATGTAAAAGGAACTTTAGCCCAGGTCTTAGCTAATAATAGATCTGCTCAATCTAAATTATATAACGCACATTTAGATGCAGAATATGTTGACCATTTTAATCGTACAACGAATGAGATAGGCTCTCAACTTAAGAATGGAGACATTACAAATGAACAGGCTGCATTTAAAATACATCAACTTTTAGATAGAGGAAGATATGGAACTGTTTCAGGAACAATTAGAAAACAATTAGATGAAAATTTAATAGAAAATATAACAGTTGGATATATAAAAGATAATCCTGGAGCAACTCCTGATGATTTAGAACCTTTATTTAATATGTTAATGACAGGTCCAGTTGAAAGTAGAGTTTTAAAAAAGGAGAGAAAAGTTACAATTACCACTGAATCACAAGCGGAGCAGTATTTCAAAGATACAGGTAAGAAAGTAGAGATAGGAGATGAGATAGTGGAAGAATATGGAGTACTTAATGACAAACAGAAATGGCTAGGTCAATTCCCAGAAGGATATATGGAACAACGTATACGAGATGCTAATGCCAAACTTGCACAAGATGATGAGAATGCACAAAGAGCAGCAAATGGAATAGAAGATGCGAATTTTCAGACTATTTTTACAAACGACATCTTTCCGTTGCTTGCTGGTGAGAAAGAGAATCTTAGTATGGCGAGGAAGTTGTTAGAAGAAAAAAGAGCTGAAGCTCTTAGCAATGCAAATGGAGATGGTATAAAGATAAACGCTATAAACAAAGCCTATGACAAGGGTTTAAATACATTGTATGGGGTATTTGCTCATGATTACAATACAGATAAGGCGAAGCTAGAAGACGCAAAGAGAGATGCTTTAATGGATCAAACTAAGATTGGTAATTTTGCGCTTCAATTGGATTTATTTACTCGAACATATAAACATTATCCTAAAGCTCAAACTTATATAACTAATCAAGCTTTCCAATATGAGAGATTATTTACAAAATTAGAAGAACAACAATTAGAACCAATTAAAGGATTATTAAAAGCTGGTAAAGAGTATTACGTAAAAGTAGTTGGAAAAGGCCATGAAAGCAGTAAAGGTGGACATAGTAATGTAGAAGAAATGGCAGAATGGTCCATTGTTGAGGGAAGAATACTTGATGCGTATTATGCAGGAATTGAGCCAGGAATGTCAGACAAAGAACTTAGAGAGTACTCTGAAGATTTCATTGATAAGTTTGTTAAAGATAGAAAAGCATTTATGAAGAAATTTCTGTATCCTGATCCAACAACTGCATCTAAAGAAGAGACAAAAGTTATACAACCAAGTTATGAAGGTAACGTCAAAGACTCTTTAAATAGCTGGGAACAAACAGCAATTAAAACAAGTGAAATAAATACTGATACTGGATTATTAAATGATCAAGGGAGAACACGACTAAGGCTTTTATATGAAAGTGATACTCCTATGTTCAGTAAGCAAATGTTAGATGAAATTCCAAAGAGAATAATAAAGAAAGGAGAAATGGATAAAAGATTAAAGGTAATAGTTAATAACTTGCCAGGTAGTGCAGCAGGTAAGATTGGTGATTTTTTAATTAATCAATATGAGAAGAATGGAATTGATTTAACCGAAGACGATATCAATAAGTTAAGGTCATTAAATGGGATAAAGATATCAGATGCTAGGGATAATTCTGGGAGATCTAATCCGTGGATAGCATTTGTTTCTAATAGTCAAGGAACATTAGTAGCTTCAACAGATCTTAGTGGTGTCCTCCAAGGTGTGCCACCTTTACCGTCTATACCTGAAGAAACAGATCCTCTTAAACAACCTAAGGCTTTAGAGAATTTAATTATTGAGATGAATGGTGCTTTTCAATTCCGTGGTGCAAGTAATCCTAATTATCAGAAAGGTGACTATCGAAGTAATAAAAAAGGTAATTGGTTCTTTGACTATAAACCTCATTTAATACAAGGAGCAATTGAGAGGATTGATACTTTGACAGAGCAAGACCTTAATGCAATGACAATAGGAGCTTTGTTAGAAGCAGGATCAACTGATCTTGAGAAATTCGAAGTAGGTGCAAATTTATTAATAAGGTCGGTTCACTATGGAAATATTCCTATTGCAGAAGTTCTTGCAATGCCAAATCAGTATGAAGCAATCTTCAATCCAATGGGAAGAGTCCCAGGATTAAAACCTTATACAGCAGAGGATCTGGCTGGAACACCTGACTTCATTAAATTAGGAAAACTTCTACGAGTTAGTCCCAAGAGAGCAAGCACTCTATACTATCGACATAGAGCACAGTTCTTTTCACAACTCAAGATTGAGGAGTAATTCATGGCAGAAGAGGGAACAGCAGTTGTTGAAGAAAGTCCAAGTGGCTTTGTATTTCCTACTGGAGAGATACCTACCGAGATTCAATCTGTTGGTCCAGAGGGAGAAGAATCTCCTGATGATTGGGGAGATGTAGAAGGAGTTGGTCCTGAGTTTGTTGAAGAGGAAAATCAGTTCACTACTTCTGATGATACAGAGACGAAACCTTCAGATTATTTCAAATATGTACCTCCTGAAGAAGGTGGTTTTGGTACGGATAATCAATTCTTAGGAGATCAATTTAAGCTTGATACTTTCGATTATGAATCATATGAAGTAGATACAACTGGGTTTGAACAAGAAGTAGAATTATCAGCAGAAGAAAAAATAGAGGCAGAAAAAAATCACGAATATATATTGCAGAATCCTGATTTAGCTAAATTAATACAGACTAGAAAACCTGAAACTGCTGAGGATTTTATTGCTCTTCTTTCTGATCAGACTATACCTTGGGAAACACGGGCAAAGTTAGAGTTATTGCTTGCTGGAAGAAGAGAAGAATCTGAGCAAATATTAGCTAAAGATAGTATTAGAGGTTCACTTGCTAGAACTAAGGCAAATCTTGGAATAAGTTCAAGACTTTTTACGTCTGGTATCACAACTAATGTGATGAAGACAATTTCTTTTAAAGAGGGATTTAGTAGAAAACTTTCAGGTGGTTATAGTGTTATTACTACGAAGGATGCAGAATCTAATTTTGAAGATAGTTCTTTAAGTTTAGTAAATGACCAATTAGCAAGTGAAAAATATAACTGGAGAAATCAATTTGAAGGATCACATAGTCATTGGCTCACAAAGACATTGAGCTTGGATCCTTTGGCAAGGGATTTTGATGCGGGATTATCTCAAAAACCATTTCTTACAGAAGAAGGAGAGCCTGTTTATTTAACACAAGCGGCATTAGGTAAACGACTTGACTTGGATGAATATGATACTTCTTCTTATTTTATGAGAAGAAATGAATGGCCAATTGCTCTTGAATTTACAAATGAAGTTACAGGAGAAGATGTATTAATAGGGCCAGTAACTCCAGGGGCACTACATAATCAATCAGAGCATGTAAAAATACATAGATACTTTAATAAGACTGATAAAGGTTGGGAATTAAAAAAAGAATATAGAGGGTTAAAAGTTAAATATCACAAGGATGGAAGACTTGCTTCTGTTCTTTATAACGGTAGGGAATACTTAACAGCAGATCAACAATCTTTATTTGGAGTAGATATTAAAGATCCCTTTGGACTTACAGATCAGTTAAGAGCAATTCCTTCACTAGATAATACACAATGGGGAGCCAAAATATATGAAGAATTTCTTCCTGGTCTTGCTCCACATCTTACATCTGCGATTACAGCAGCAATTATTTTGAGAAGAGCAGGTGGAGCTAAATTAGTTTCTCTACCTGGTGTCACAAGAGGTACAGCTCTTAAAAAATTAGGAGCACAAAATTTTAGGAAAGGATTATATACATCAGGGATGAGTCAATATTTAAAAGGAGCAGGCTTAAAAGGTGTAACTGAAATGGGAGGTGCTAACGCATTAGTCGAAGCATTTTCATATGATCGAGATAATGGAAACATGACAGATCTAGTTATTAGGACATGGCCTCAATTAGAGAATAGTGTTTTCGGAATATTTCAATCCAATGAATTAGATTCTAATAGGACAGCTTTTGTAAAAAACTTTTTTACGAGTGAAGTAATAATGGCTCCGGTTGGAATACCTTTTGAATTTCTAGGGGATGGATATAACGCAGCTAAAGGTATTAATTTAAAGACTCAAATTGGAAACTTAGGCGCATCTGCATTTCAATTTGATGCCAATGCTCTTAAGCTAAATCTTCTTACTAATTTTAAGAAATCAATTAAAGCTGGAGAAATTTGGTTTCATGGACCAGATCAACCAAAAGGTGATAAAAGTCATCTCAGACAACCTGGAAGAAGTGGTGCTACTGATTGGGGTCCAGGAGGAAAATATTCACAATGGATTAAAAATAAAAAGTTAACAGGAGAAATAAGAAAACCTGATTGGGAGACAGGATATACAGAACAACAGATAATAGATCTTGATTCTAAACCTGATCCTAGCTTCAACTTTAATACTGATGATTTATTAGACTTTAATATTTCAAGTGAGAAAGAGCTTGATACTTCAATTAAAGCAACAGAGGAGAATTTAAAGAAATTATCTAATGATGTCGAAGCTTCTGTTCGTCAATTAAATGAAACTATCAATAGATTAAATGAAACATCAACACCTCTACAAAGAGAAGTAGATGAAGAATTTGGTGTTGATGAATCTCTAAGTAAGCCTTTGCCTGGGGAAATATCAGATGTTTCTATTGATGAAATTTCAACAGCTCCTGAGTATTTTCAAGTTAAAGAATCTGGGGTTGGTGAAGCAGAAGGTGTCAGTGGATCATTAAAAGGAGCCAAAGCATTTGATCCTGAATTGGCAGGAGTAATTACATTATGGCGTGATACTGATGGAACAATCGGAGATCCTGGCAAAGTTTATATTGTTGATGGTCATAATAGATTGGATCTTGCAAAGAGATCTGGTCAAAGTAATATTTTATCTAGATTTATTAATGTTAGAACGTGGCAAGAAGCTAGAGCTAGAGCTGCTTTAATCAACATTGCAGGGACTCAAAGTTTAAAAGGAAGTATGCAATCTGTAGATGTTGCTAAGTTCCTAAGAAATGATAATTATACATTAGATGATTTAGCAGCTAAAGGTATTAATCTTCAAAATTCACTTGTTGCTGAAGCTGTTCGATTAAATAGATTACCTGATGACTTATTTGGGAAAGTAAGTACAGGTGAATTGAGTTTAGCTAAGGCATTGGCTCTTGGTTCTGCTGAAGGAGTTAGTCCAGAAGCGGTCATGGATATTTATAAGCTCGCAGTAAAACAAAGATGGTCAATTGGAAGAATTGAACAAGCCGTTATGATGGCAAGGAATGCAACAGTTGGGATAGAAGAAGGTGTATTTCCTGAACTAAGTGCTTACTTTAAACAATCAAATATCAAGCAGTTATTAACAGTTAGAACTGAGGTAGTTAAACAATTAAGAGCAAGGATTCGAGCATTAGCTCCAGCCACTAGAGCAGAACAAGCTGAGTTGTTAGAAGGGATTGAAGGCAATATCATTAATATTAAAGGTAGTCGGCAACAACGTCAGGCAACTCAAGCTGTACTTAATGTCTTCAATAGAGTTGCTGGTCTTGATGGCCCTGTCACTAATTTATTAACTGATATAGCAACAAACTTAAAGGGTAACAATGCCTCCAGGTTAGTGAAAGAACGACTTGCTGATATTGAAGAAGCAATAATGCAAGAGGCAGAGACACCAGGTACTGCTCCACGTAGTTCTTATAATGAAGCTGTTACTAAACAGATAGAAGATACAGCAGTAAAAGTAGAGGATTTCACAGAGAAAGTTGACAGGAAAAGAAAACCTCGCAAGAAACCAAAAGTATCTTCTAAGGTTAAGGATGAGACTAAATTTAAAGAAGTTATTCCAGAGAAATCAGAAGATAGTGCTTTGACTCAGTTGGATAGAGATGGAGCTATTAGTTCTGATCCTAGAAAAATTGATTCGACTCCACCTTCTACAAGTATTACTAAGACAACAGTTCGTCCAGAACTGATTGATGCAATTAAGGAGAATCCAAAAGCTTGGCTTGGTGAAGAAGATATATGGGGTGAAATACCAGTAAAAGATCAAGTAGTTGAAATTGATGCAGAAGAAGTTCCTATTAATGAAATACAGAAATTATTAACTGAGCGTCCAAATGAAATTCCAATAGAAGATTTAGCTCCAGCCGTTACAGCCTTGGCAAAGGCAGATCCGAAAACTCCTCTTGATATATTTATTAGATCTGCACCTGATAGCCAACAAGCTTCAATTGCTTTCAATCGACTAATAGATTCATTTGAAAAATTTTCTGATGGATTTGACGAGAGGACTCCAGGTTTAGGACCAATTAATACTGTTGGAGATTTTATTAATCTATTAAATATAGGAAGAGTTGCTATTGAAGAAGGTACTCAAAAGGCTTTAAGAGATATAAAGAAGGCAGATAGATTTGGAAGATTAGCAGCTCCTTATGTTCAGAAGGCTGGTAAAGCTTTTCTGAAAAAAGCTATTGAAGATATTGAACGAGTTCAGATTTATACAAAAGCCTTACAGTTAGAATTAGGTGGTATTTATAAAGATGTAGAGAAAAGAGTAATAGCAGCAGGTAAAGAAGCTGATAAAGAATTAGCAAATATAGATAACTGGGAAGATTCTAAAATTCTCAAGAAAGTATTTGAACGGTTTGGACTTAAAGAAGAAGCATTGAAATTAGAGCCAATACAGAATCCTACTTTTGCTGATAGTTCTATGGGTAAGAATTGGGCTGGAAAGTCTGCTCCTACTTATAGCAAGATGAAATTGACATGGGAATCAGATGTAGATAAGGCCATTTATATAGCAACAAGTCCTAATAAGAGTACCGCAAAAGATAAGTTCTGGTATTGGTTGGAAGCAGAATTAGGTATTCCAAGAGATCAAATCATTGACACTGGGATATTACTTAGAAATGAGATGAAAGAAAATTATGAGGCTGGTACTACTTGGAAGGTAGAAGATACAGAGACATGGGGCTTCGGTGGCAACACAGAAATGATGACCTTTGATATAGAAGATGCAAGATTGAAAGAACTTCTTGAGAAGATTGACGAGGATCTATTACGTAAATATCTTGATATAACTGATCCTAAAGACCCAGGAGATTTACTCGCAAAATTCAAAGAAAGATTTGAAGAGGATTATCTGGATTTATTCCCAACAAAAGGATATGGAGATAAGACTATTAATTCTAGCTTTGCAGGACCACTTGCTAATTTAAAGGCTCAAGAGGAATTAATAAGAACTGCAAGAAGAATCTTTCCTGCTGGAAAAATTGAATTTCCTTTTGAAGTTTTAGGAAAAGTTGGAAAGAGACAAGCCGCAGCACATCCAAATTTAAAAGGAAAAGAAGGTAAATGGATACGTTTAAGAGGTGCTTATAGTGCAGATCCAAGAGGAGCTGCTTATGACATTATTCGTGTTGCTCAATTCTACGGTGGAATTCCTGCAAGCTTTAGTGAGAAAATGTTCACGGTTATCCATGAAGCTACTCATGCTGTCTTCCGTAGATTTTATACAAAAGCAGATGCTGAGTTACTCCTTACAGGTGAGAAACACTTAAGAGAAATAGCTGCAATTGCTGCTCCACATAAGGCCGAGGCAATCCGTAATGGTAGTGAAGGATTTGGAGAAGTTATTTCTTATGCTGCAATGATATGGGATAAAGTTAAAGGTCAATATTTATTGCCTGGAAAAGATGTTACATGGGCGCAGCCTTTACAGAAATTAGGTCAACTTGTCGATACGGTTAAGAGATGGCTTGGAAGAAAAGGATATGAAACATGGGATGAATTATTTGAGGCAACTGTTTCTGGAGAATTTGCAGCAACTAGAAAGGTAGCAGGTGCTGGTAGTTTAAAAATTGGAGATGAAAGATATTACTTTGGAGCATTTAATAAGAAAGTTCAGGATATTGATTTCTTACCAGCACTTGAGCCAATTGATCCTGATGATTTTAAAGCTAGAGTTAATGTCTTAAAAGCTCAGATGGAAAAAGGTTCTACAACCTTGCATGAGTTAATGATGTCTGAGCAAAGAAGACTCATTAGTAGAGGTAAAAATGCTAAAGGAAGTTATGATTCAAAGATTCCTGGCAAGAGATTATATTTACCATTAAGTGAAGAAGGTATTATTTTATCCAGCAAAGTTGTTGAAGATCAAATAAATGAATTGATAGGTGATCGTGCTCAGAGAACAGGTATTCCATCAAATAAGAATACGAAATTAATACACGCTGCAAAAGAATTATTAATAGCAAATGAGATGGCTACAGAGAAGATCCTCAATCTTTGGGAAGAAGCTAGGGCTGGTGATATTACTTCTGACAAGGATCTAGTAACAACAGTCGCAATTGGAATTCTTAGAGATCAGAATCAACTAGGTTTGAAAGAAGTAGCTGTTGAACTTAAATTACTTGGAGATGGTGAAATACCTCTTGAAAAGAAAGCAGAATTAGGTGCTCAATTAAATGCTTTATGGCTTAATCAACTTGTTTTAAATCGTGTATGGGAACAGATAACTAGGAAGTGGGGTCAGTTAGGTCAAGCAACACAGCTTGATTTCGATACACAACCTTTAACTTTACAGGCAAATACTCCTCTTAATAAATATGTATCAGATGAATTAGTAGAAGAAGCAATGACTAAAGGATTACAAGTAGAAAAAGGTATCTTTGGAGAAGGTGTTTACTTCACAACTAATACAGATGGATCTCTTGGCACAGTTATAAAAGGACAACTTCCTGTTGATATTGCCATCCTTGATTTAATCCAAACAAATAAACGATTAGAAGATATCTTGGCAGAAATAGGAGTTGATCCTTCTGTTGATACAGTTAATGGAAAGAAAGTTTTAAGTCAGGCACAGGCTTTAGCAATACAAGATTATGCCTTAAAGAATGGATATGACGGTGTTAGATTCCCGACTGATTTAAGTCAAGAAGCAGTTGGAGATTTCGTAGTTTTCTTTGATACGAATGCAGCAAACAGAGCTATTGGTTCTCAGGCTGCTGTTCCACCACAGAAGGGCGCAAGAGTTGAAGGAGAAGTTGATGGTGAGACTGAGTTTAAAGGATTTGTCAATGATGCAATTCGTCAAGCTGCTGAACTTTTAGAATCTAAGTTAGAGCCTGAGATTATTGATGCAATTAATAAAGGAGAGTTAACTATTAGAGCTGAAGAAGCTTTAGATGAATTAGCAGAAATGGCTTATCAAGCTAATTCTTTACCTAAGAAAGATGCCAAGTTATATATGAGAGATGCGACTGATCTTCTGTCTCATATGCCTGACGGAACAGGATGGCAAAGAACAATTGCAGATATCAGAAGAAGTGCTTTGTTCTTGAATATGTCTACATGGGGCAAAGTTGTACTTGGTGGATCATTTAGATTACTAACTATGCCTATGACAAGGAAACTAGGTAATTGGCATATGCAGAGACTTGCCAAGAAAAGGGGTAATTATTTTGAGGCAGAATCAGCAAATATAAGAGGTCAAATTGATAGTAAGTTATATGCCTTTATGATTGCAGAAATCTCGAATGCTCTTAGGTTATCGAATGAAGCATGGATGGCAGGAGAGACTTTAGTTAATCCAGGTCGGCAACATTATCAAGATGCAAAGATTAGAGAATATGAAGGTGTAGATCTTCTTGGAAATAAAATATCTGAAGAACAATTTAATCAAGGAGGAAAGAATAGAGCCTTACAAAAAAGAAGGAAGAAAGGACCACAATGGTTTGAAAAACCAACAGCGAATCCTATTGCTTTAGCTGTTAGACATTTAGACAAGTTTGCACCAACTCATTTCCTTTTTCAAGCTGGTGCACGTAGAGGTTTATCTGCTGTTGATACATTCTTAAATGCAATAACTGGACCAGTAACAGAGAGAGCTAGATTGTTAGAGATGGAGATACATAAAATAAGGGCGAAAGGTAAAACTCCAACTGAGAAAGACTTCAATTTAATTGTTGAGAAAGTAAATCAACAAATGAAAGATACATGGGTTGATATGATTGTTGATGGAAGATTAATTGAAGATGCCTATCTTGATAGTTCATATGCACAGAATTGGATGGATTATGTAAACATGACAGACAAATTACAAGTAGATCCACAGCAAAGAACTTGGCAATATGGATTAAAGAAAGCACAAGAAGAAGGTATAGAAAATGTATCTGAACAACTTAGATTTGCAGAAGATTATGCAAAGACTACTCTTGATGCTGAAAACTTCTATCAAGGTAAAGGATTTAATCACGAAGTTAATATTGGATTTAAATTAGCTAGACAAGGAATTACTCTTTTACCAAGAAAGATTGCAAGTTTAGAACAAGAGTTTCCTATAACAGGAGCTGTTATTCCTACAAATAGAACACAGTTAAATTTATTTAAAGCAACTATTAGATATACAGGACAGGGACAACATCTTATAGATACTGCATGGAGAGATATTAATCATGAAGATCCTAATATTGTAGCGAATGCACTTGGAGAATATGGAGTGGGAGCAGCTCTTTTATCGGCTGGAATCCTAGCAGCATGGAGTGGTCATGTTGAATTTACTGGTGCTATGCCTACCGACTACAGAGAAAGAAAGAAATGGGAAATGGTAAGGAAGCAACCTTGGTCAGTAAGAATAAAGCTACCTTTTGGTGGATGGGGTCCATACGTAAATATTTCTTTCTTTGATGCTGCTGCTCCAATCTTAGGTCTTGTTGGTAGTTATATGAGTTATCTAGAGAAGATTCCTTCTGAGCAACTAACAGAAGATAATGATGATTTAACTACTTTAATGGCCGTTCATCTTGCTGCGGCAAGAGCAGCAATCGTAGAATCAACCGTTGGTCAAATCTCAAGAAGTTCTCTTAAAGCACTGCATGATCTCCTAGAGTTAGCGACTGATTTTGAAGATACACTTACTGCCGGATCTAGAGCTGATATTACTGGACAACGAAATCCTGCTGGATATTGGTTAGAGCAGTTATTAGTAGGAGGTGCAACGCCACAAGTGATACAACAAATGAAGACATCAGTTGATCCAACTATGAGACAGATCAATGAAAGTAATTTGCCTGGACCACTAGCAACAGTAGCGAATACTATTAACGGAATATGTGCAAAGATGCCTTATTGTTCCTTAACTCAGCCTCAAGTTTTACATCAAATAACAGGTGAGCCAATAGTAATAGATGGTCATCTGGGATCAGGTTTAAGTCAGCATTTATGGGATCCTTTTAAAATGATAAATGGAGTATTTAATCCATTAGTTTCATTCAAGATTAGGAATAAATCAACAGATATAGTTGATGAAGAAATGGCTAGGCTACAAGGACAAGGTGCTACTTTCCTTATTTGGGATAGAAGAATACTTGGAGTAAAGAATGTTGTTTTAAATACTAAGCAACTAAATGAATTAATTACTATCGGAACTCAAGAAGTAAGGAATGAAGATGGTTTAACATTGCATGAAGAATTATCAAGGATCATTAGTGAGAGTGACGAATACAAGGCATTACCAAAGATGGGATTAGGTAGAGATGAGGAGACAGGTGAGATGAAGGAA